TGGTCCCATCAGCTCCAAATTGAGGCGCACCTGCCTTCCAGGGGTTGTAGATCAAGGCTGGGCAACCCCTTCTGGCGATGGTTATGTCCTCAGCCGCTAAACAATACCTCCAGCGTTTGCCAAATGGCTCATAGATGGTCCCAATGGGGTACTTCTGCGTTGCGCTCTGTTCGTGAACCGTCTGGTTTGGTCTTCCGACCAATACACCGTCAACATTAAAAGCTCTCATTTAGGCTTTCCTCCTTTTTGCCCTCAATCTCACCCGGAGGGCTTAGGTTCCGGGGTCACTCCATGATCTGAAGCATTACCCGAAAGTTGTTGTTTAACTACCTACTCACCTATTACTGTGAAGCCACCTCTACGACCATCTCATCCTCAATTCTGGTTGCTCCCATATCCATCTCAACCCAGGGCTGCCAGGCATAATTGTTGGTAGGAAGCTCTGAAACTCTGACTTCGATATCCTGAAGGTTTCCGACACCGACAGCGCCCTTGCAGTAGGCGTAGCAATACCAGGTTGTGGTTGAGGATGAGTTTTCGAGATAGATCAATTCGGTTCGGATGAACTTGAACCCAAGAAAGGTGTCGAGTGTGCCGGTTGCCAATGCCCTGACCGTGTTGTAGTCTGCATTGGACACTTCCGTCGTGTTCAAAAGGTCAATGATCGATTCCGATGGACATACGAAATATCGTTCATCGGGAGCCTCCGCCTCGTCAAGAAGCTGTTTGGCCGTCAGAAGCTTGGCAATGGTCATGCCTGCGCTTCCATGAGCTACTTTTTGTGCAGAGGGAAGAGCGATTGATGTTGCTCCGGTCTTTCCCCCGTAGGCCGTTCCACCAAGTGCGGCCAAGATGATCCGGTCCTTTCTACGTGCCATTGCAGCACGAGCCGCCTGCTGATACACCCCTTTCGGGTCAGCAAGCATTCGCCTGGCATCTGCCCTATCAAGCATAGTCGCCCAGACGTAAGGCATTGCGGTTGAACGTCTGCGGGTATGGTCAGGTTCAAGGTTAGGGGTGGCAGCATGACGGGTATCTAACTCAACGGCCTCGGTAGCGCCGAGCCTTTCCCAGTATAGATACTCGCCCTCCATCTTTACCGGGGGTACTGTCGTGCCTTCGAGTCGGGAATCCAACTGCTGGCACAACAGACGCATGGTGTTCTGGTACTGTTGTACGAATAGGGTATCAATTGTTTCGGGCATGGTAGTCCTCCATTAAAAACCAAATTTGAAATTTGAGTTTTCTTTGGGAACTACCTGGCCTTCCAGATTCCCTTGGTCTTAACGTGACCCCTTGCGACTGTCTTTCCAGTAGTCAACTGGACTCTTTCGAGCTATCCAGTTCTTTCACGATTTAACGAATGGCATTTCTTTTCAGCTTTTCAAAATCTCCTTCGATCATCCACCCTTTGAGAATTCTGGGTTGTGGCTCAATGTCTTCTTCCTCTTTCGATGGTCTTCCAACTCTTCGTTTTGCTTTCAAAAGAATTATGACATCATAGCCGATAAGGTGGACCCCGTTCTCGTTTTGGATCCTTCGCATGGTTGACATAGCGATTCTTTCAAATTCAAGCAAAGGGATATCGTCGAACCTGATGAACTCTTCCACTTTGGGCATCGGTTCTTCTGGCCGTGGCACGACTTTTTTCTTGGGAATCTTTTTCCCTGCAAGGACATCCTGTACTTCATCTCTAGGGACTGCTTCGTTCATGATTGCCATGATTATTTACCTCCCATCTGGATATACATCGTTTGCAGTTTAGACCATTGTTCTACGGCCTCCTGGTGCTGCGGATGAGAAACGTCATTCAATGGATGTTTCTTGTCATAAATCATATCCTTGATCTTCTTATCCACATCCGCCAAGGTCTCGACTCCCAATCTTTCGCCTTGAATCATGGCTTCTTCCAGCATGGGGTCGCCGATTACCGCAAATGCCTTGACCATTCTTACCGCATCTTCGGGAATCATTCGCCCGAGAAGCATGTCGCCATCTTCCCCAAGAAATTTGGCTACCGCCCTCCTTGCGGCTTCAAATTTCCTCGTTGATAGACCAGCCCACTCTTTTTTTAAGCCCGCCTTTAAGTCCTCAAACTTCTTATCCTCCTGGGCTTCTGCGCTGGTCTGGAAATTGAGATACCAGTCAAAGTATTCTTGAACATCTTTGGCAGGCAATCCCTTTTTGTGTGCAAATTGCCTGAACGAGTCAATCAATTCTTGGTTGGGTTGAAACTCCTCTCCACTATCCAGCTTGGGATAAGCAATTTCGTACTTCTCCCAGGATTCGGGGGCGCTTTCGATGATCTTGGCATCCCTGAGCTTCTTCATAATGGCATCAACGGCCTTCTGGCGCTCTTCGGGTTTTGCCTTTTCATCGGGAAGATAAAGTCCCCGGCCAATCATCTTCTGGGCATTGATGTGATTGTCTACCAATCCCTTGAAATCCTTAATAGGCTCAAGACTCTTGTCTTTACCTACGTCTCCAAGGCCTTCCTTGAAGGTAGACCATGATCCGTTGATCGCTTCTGCCGATGGTGTTGCTGGTGTCCTTTGGAAGACAGATCCGGCGGCATCGCCAGCCCGACTCCCTGTAACTTCCTCTGGCATAAAATTACCTCCTTTCATTTAATTGGCCGCAATGTTATTCCCTGCCCAGTCATCGTATTCGTACTTGCCATCAGCCAGGGCCGCTTTCCGGAAAACTGGGATCCCGAGACAACTGCCTACTCTCAGGGTTGTGGTTACTCCCGATAAACTTGTGTTATCGTAGTCAATGTAACCCCTTGTGAATTGGGTTGTCGTGCCTGGCTTTAATGCCTTAATTAAAACGACCAACGCAACATGTTCCGATCTCAGCATTTTGCTCTACACCTCCTTGTCGATTGACGTTTCGGTCGTTAATTCATCGACGACCTTTATCGGTAATTCGCTCAATCTCAACATTTCAAAGATACGGAGAACTGCACCACGAAGCCCCAAATTATAGGCCGTTGCATCCGGCATTCCTGGAACTAAACAGTCGCCACAAAATGACTTCTTCAAATCGTTGAGAACCCGCTTCCCGGATTCAGAAGTAAACGTGGAGGCGTAATCGGCTATCATCGCCACCTTCTCTTTTGTCGCCTCAAGCATCGGCTTTTCGCTCATATTCATGCCTTGGCTTCAGCCCCTTTACCCTGCTTCATGAGTTCCGCTGCCGCTGGAGTTATGTCTTTGATGCCAGCCGCTAACCTTTCCAAATCCTGTTTTCTTTGCTCGGCAGCCCTCGCCTCCGCCTTCTGCTTCCTTACTGCATCACGTTCCTCTACCGATCTCATGATTTCGGATGGCGCCCCCTCAACTTCTGCCACGTGCCTTACGGCTTTGTCGCCATCGAAATTATCGAATACGTCTGGGAAGACTGGCTGGATTTGACCTGCAAAGGTGAAGACACGCTGCGTGCGCACGCTCTCGGCCATTCGTTGTGCTTTTGCCATCGGGCCTTCATATTCGATGTCAATGTCCGTTATCCCCATCTTCGCAAGAATGGCGGGGGCTGGTGGTATGGTCGGGAATCGTCGGGAATTGGCCCTGGCCATGAGGCCAAATTCTCTCTCTATCTGCGGATTAAGTCCCTCGCTATTAAACCTTCCAATGGCTGGACCTAAAAGTCTCTGCATCAATTCATACCGAACCTGAACCTCAGTGGCAGTCATCTCCGGGCCTTCCTGCAATTTAAGTTGGTCGGAGTAGAAAATCTGACGGATGGAAGTCCTGAGTTGATCTTCCTTGATCTGGCTGACATCATAGTGTGCCTTGTGGTCGTAGAACCAAATCGACTCTTTATTTCGGGCAATGTTTCGGCCACCCGGGATGAGCTTGAGGCTACCGATGACCCCGCCATCGGTCTCGAAACTTGGCGGATCCAGGTCTTTTGCCCATGCCTTTAGGCCATACTCCTTGGCCTTGTTTAATGTCTTTACGTCGGGGAGAGCGGTGTGACCAGGACCCCTGCCGTAATCCTCGCCAGAAGTCTTCGACCACCTTGGGACGATGAAGGGAAATTCATAGTAACCACCACTCCCAACCACTTCACGCTGATCAATGAAGATGTAATAGCCAACCCATGGATGCTTTAAGTCCTTATCCTGCCCCTCATTCGGGAATACGGCATGGAGAAATTTAAATTTCGTATCCGGCTTTTTCTCAGTCGATATCTTCTCGGTCAAGTTCTTGCCAAACTTCACTTTGGCTGCCCTTGCCGTCAATTCAAATTCCCTGAACACCGTATCGACCCTGCCCTGTGCGTTTTCGGAGGTGCAGTATTCATAATTCGACAGTGCTTTATAATTAAAGCCATTGAAGCCTGGAACTTTGATTGGATTCTCCTCGATAAACATGCAGCCTTCTCCAAATCCGGAGAGGTCGAGGTAAAGCTCATGGATCTCGGATGAAAAATTGGATTGATGCCGGGCTACGGAGAGGACGCGGGCGGAATACTCCAACCAGTCCATGACCTCCTTGATGCTGTTTAATCTCTCGTCTCTAAGCTTAAAACTGGACCAGATGGATGAAGTGGGCGTCAATGTGCCGTGCATGGAGGCGGCAAGCAAGTTGATCGAGTGTTCGGCGGTGGAATCGTACTGTTTGGTGGTCTGCTTGGAGCCCGGACTAACCCCCCTGTCTTGATTGAGTCTGCGGGGAAACTCGTAGGTCGCAATTTCCTCCCAAAGAGGCTCGTACAGCAACCTTACACTCTTCAAGTCCTCGTTGCGATCGACAATGGCGGTAGTATCTTCCTTGCCAAGA